GTGGCTCTCGGGGCAGGGGCTACTGCTGTCGTTACCGAACCCTGCAGGTTGGGCAGGCGTCATCTGCCCGAACAGTGCCGAGCATACCGATGGCAACCCGGAAGGGCGCTATAGCCCGGCTACGCGCTCGTACTGCTGCCTGCACAGCCACTGCATCGACTTGGACTCGAACGTGTTCTTGGATTGGGTTGCGGCCAATGGCGGCCCCAAGCACGCGCCTGGACTGCGTGACGAGCTGCTGGCGCAGACGATGAGCCACACGTTGTCGCAGCTGACCCCAACCGAAGCATTTCCCGACGCTGCAGCGCAAGTCATCGCCGAGGTCGAGAAAAAGCAGCGCGACCGAGTCGAGAAGGCCGACTGGTATACCCGCTACGCCTATATCGAGTCCGAAGACGCTTATTTCGACCTGCACGACCGCCGCGAGATCGCGCGCGGTACCTTCAATGCGCTCTATCGGCATGTGACCTGTTTCTCGATTCATCCGAGTAAGACCAAGCGCCGCATTGAGGCGTCCGTCTGTTTCGATGAGAACCGCCAGAAGCTGGGCGCCTTGACGTTGGCCGGTATCACCTACGCGGCAGGCGAGAGCGTCCAAGTGGCGCGTGAGGGGCAGGTGTACGGTAATCGCTGGATTGATCACCGGCCGGTGGCAACCACCGGTAACCCGCGCGTCTGGCTCGAGCATGTCGAGCGGATGATTCCGGACGTGTCCGAGCGCGAGCATGTGCTAAACGTGATGGCCTACAAGCTGCAGAACCCGAACAAAAAGATTAATCACGCGGTGCTGCATATCGGTAACCCAGGCTCGGGTAAGGATACTATGTGGCAGCCGCTGCTATGGGGCATCGGTGGCGAGTCGCTCGCGAACGTGTCGATTGTGCGTAACGAAGAGATTATGAGCCAATGGGGCTATGCGCTTGAGTCCGAGGTAATGGTCTTCGAAGAGCTGCGACAGGCCGAAGCCAAAGATCGACGCGCGCTCGAGAACCATCTAAAGCCGATCATTGCAGCGCCGCCTGAGTTCCTGCAAGTGAACCGCAAGGGCCTGCACCCCTACCAGGCGCTGAACCGCATTTTCGTGCTTGCGTTCTCGAATGAGCGCGTGCCGCTAAGCCTGCCATCGGACGATCGGCGCTGGTTCGTGACTTACTCAGACGCGCCGAGGATGGCCGAGAGTGACGCCCAAGCGATATGGGACTGGTATCAGGCGGGCGGGCTTCCCACGGCCGCAGGGTGGCTCTATCAGCGTGACGTGTCACGATTTAACCCAGGCGCTGCGCCGCCGTTGACTGAAGCGAAAATGATTATGGTCGAGCAGGGGCGCTCTACCGCCGAGTCTTATCTGGTTGACATGATGCGCGCGCGCTTGGGTGAGTTCTCGACCGGCGTTGTCGCAAGCCCGTTCTACGCGCTTTGCGAGCGTATTGTGCACGGCGCGCCGTCTGGCGTGAAGATACCGCAAGCGGCGCTTCTGCACGCGCTCAAGGAAGCGGGCTGGATCGATATGGGCCGGATCAATACGCGAGAGCATGCAACGAAAAAGCACATATTCTGCGCGCCAGAATTAGCCGACACGCCCAAATCGGAACTTAGACGCATGGTCGAGCAAGTGCCTGCGCCTGCAGCGGTTCGCTTGGTCAAATAAAGAAAAACCCGCCGAAGGGCGGGCCGAAGGGTGAAACGCGCGGGAGAGTGGCGCGCGCTATAAACCTAACACAATGGCAAGCGCGGCCGCAAGCAGTAAACCTAAAAGCGCAAACATTAGCCACCCCCCGATAGATAATCGGCCGCTTCCGTTTCCAAGCGCTTGATTGTCGACTCGCTCAGATAGTCGGCTATGTCGGCGTAATGCTCGGCCACATGCGCGTGTACTAGCCAAGCGGTGGCCGGTAGCCCGACACTAGGATCGGCGGGCTCGAAATCGACCCAAATAGACCACCAGGTATCATCCAGTAGCACGTCGACGCGCTCGAGGTAGTGCGGATAGGGCCGCTCAGCGCCTGCTATTGCAGTGGCATTAGTCATCATTGAAAACCTCGCATAGTGGAATTGTCGGATCGTACTGCGCGGCCGTCTCGGCGCTGGCGCCAGCGTATTGAACCGCCTGTAAATTGTTTAAATTGTCGAACCGCTTGATATATTCGGCCGTTGATACCCTCGGATCCCATGTCGGAAATTTGCGTATATCTTTCGGCTTTTTCGGCCGGTAGGGTTTGCGGGCCGCTTTGGCTAATTCGATAGGATCCCGATCAAATTTCACTTTATAGGTAGTGCCGTCAATGTTTATCGTTTGCATAGTTCCACCTCCATTAGGTAAGTATTCAGTAGCTGCAGCGCGTGCTCGGCGCATGCTAGGCCCTCATCGGGCTCGCCGAGGGTATACAGCGCGTCACTAAGCGCTGCGCGTGCTTGCCATAACAGCGCTTCATTCGTGCCACTGAGCGCGGCCGTTTCCTGAGCGCCGATGAGCGCCCCTTTTAATTTACCCATGTTTCAACCCTCCATTAGTATTTTTTTAAGATACGGTATTGCATAGCCGGTCAAATTCGACAGTTCTTTGAGTGTCATATTGAGATTTTGATCATAGATTCGCTTGATATCATCATGCGTTAATCCGTTGATTGAGCGCTTTAGTGTATAGGCCATTGTTTACCCTCCGTTTAAGTTTAGATTGTGCAGCAACCGCAGCATGGCGCGTCGATACAGCGGCCGCGCGCGTTGCGGTAATAGTCACGCGGGCCATGCTCGCCGATCAGCGTCACGGTATCGATACGGGCCGCGCGGCGCTCCAATAGCACCGAGCGGCCGCGCGCCTATTGGATAACGTCACCTGGCAATATGCGCGCGCCGGTGGCCGCGCAGAATCCGTCATATCTGGCCGTGATTGTTTTCATATTAGGCTGCCTTTTGCATGAAAAATACTTTTTCCGCCTTTTTGGCGCCGGATCCGTGCGCCAAGAATCCGACGATCGTCGGCCGATCCGAGCGCGCGCACAATTGACAATCGGCGCAGCTAATATCGTCGCGCAGCTGCGCGGGACACGTGACGACCAGGCGGCCGGCCGGCGTGCGGTTTTTAGCGCCGGCGTCGATCGGTAGAATTGTGACGACGGGGCCGGCGCCGGTATCGGCGAGCGCATCGGCGTGCGTCAAATCATTGGCCGATAGATTGATCGTAAAGCCGGCCGCATTGGCCGCTTTAATCTGCGCCAGGTTGTCGGCCGTCGCCGGCTTGTGAGTGTAAGTAAAGCCGCGGCGGCCGGCATTGGCATTGACTAGCATTTCGAGCGCGGCCGGATTAATCGAATTGTCTAAGCCTGGTAAATCGCCGGCTTGATTGTGGCGCCACAATTGGCCGGCCGGTAATTGCGCGATTGCGTCGCAGAAGCTTTGCCAATCTAGGCCGCGCTCGCCGGCCGTGACAGCGCGCCAATGCAGCGCGAGCGGACCGCCGTCGGCATAACACCCGCCGCTTTTGAGCGGGCACGCGCTCGGGCACGATAGGGCCGACGTCGTCGAAACGGGTATCGGGCCGGTTTTCACGTTATTTGATTTCAGCGTCAAGTGTACGGTTTTCATGGTCGGATCACTTTCAAAAAAGTTTTTAGAATGACATTAAAACGAAAAGAAAAGCCCATAGATACAGAAAAGCGATAAGGCCTAATAGCATTTCGAAAATTGTTTGTTTCATGATCAAGCCCCTTTCAATTCGCGATATAAAGCTTGCGCTTCTAAATTTAGATTGTCGACGTATGCATCGAAGCGGCCGAGTAACTCATCGCCGTCGACGTCATCGGCGAGAACATTGAATAGTTCCCATAAATCAGCGCCGGCTTTACTTACCTTGCTTGCTGCATAAATTCGATCGGCTAAGTGTGTCATTTGCGGCCCCTAATGATGGCCCGCTTGCGCGGGCCGGTTTGTTTAATAGTTCCAGGCTTTGGCGCCGTGTTCTTTGGCGATTCGTTTCGCTTCAGATTTCGACGCGACGTTATATTCGGCGATAACGAATTCAGCGCGAATCATTGGACAAGTCGACAGAATCAGATTCCAGGTTTTGTTGCATGCTTTGTAGATATGTGCGTACATTTTTTGCCCCTTTGCTTAAAATTTAATCAGCTGATTTGTAAGATATTCGTTTGCTGCAAAACAAAGTATAGCAGAGAAAAGAAAAGTGTCAAGAATTATTTTACACTTATTTGCGTATCAAAGTGTTAATTTTGCACGTCATGGCACGTCACGATGCACGTCATGATTTTCGGGGGAAATGACGTGCACCTAAATCAAGGCCTGATGCGGGTTTTGGCTTTATGCACGTCATCATGGCAATTATTTTTAGGGGACCTTAAGGGGTTATAAATGTTATCTATATGCTAATAGATTGTCCGATTGGGTGCGCGTACACAGTAGCGCCATCAAAAAAAAAGGCACTTTTAAATTGCCGACATTGCCTTCATGCTAAAAAGGCAACAAAAAAGTTATCCACAGATTTGATTCTTTTTTGCTAACGCTTTTCCGCCTGCATGGCCACGCAACCGGCCGCATGAAAAAGGCAATTGGCAATTGCCTACTCTGGCGGGAAAAAATAACCCTTCAAAAAATAAGTTTTCGTGGAACACTAGCCTGCTATGTTTCACGCCTGGCTAATAGCATGACCCTATTTGACATAATCCGTTAGCTTTTTGGCAACCAGCTCGAGGCAGGGGGTGGGGGCCCGTGCCTGGCCGGTCACGTCCACGGCGGTGTTGCACAAAATTTTTTATTTTTTTAAAAAATCCATTACCATGCCGCCATGAGCATACATTCGTTACCGCTGACGGTTCGCAAACTTGAGGCCACGGAGTCGCGCCTACAGTCCATCTACGACGCAGCTAAGCTCGGACTGAAGGGCGACACACTGGCGTTAGCTGCAGGCATGTTGCCGCAAGAGTACCGGCACCTCTGCGAGATGGATCCGGTGGCGACGATGGCTGAGCAGAAGGGACGCGCTGACGGCGAGTTGGAGGCGTCTGCGCTGCTGCACGACGCAGCCCGCAACGGTGACGCCAAGGCAGCGTTAGCGATCCTGCAGCACGCCCACGGTTGGACGGCGCGGCAAGAGATCAGCGTCGACGTCACGAACAAGATCAGTATCACCCAGGCGCTGCAACAGGCGCAGTCCCGCGTCATCGACGGGCTGATCACGGAACAGAAACCGGAGTATCTGGAACATGCCACAGCCAACGAACGCTCTCGCACCTACGCCGGTTAACGCGTTAGATTACGCGGTGCAACAACAGTTTGGTTTACTGCCAAACCAAGATCGGCTGAGTATATTACCGCGCTATAGCCGTGCCACCGGTTGGGTAGCGCCTGAGATGCTGTACCAGGCAGCGCGAGGTTTTGTGGCTCCTAGCGTAGCTGCGCAAGGTAATCCGTTAACTGTTGAAGACGCGTTAAATACCGCTGGCGCGGCTATGGGTGGTGGCATGTTTGGGTCGGCACCAAAAAATTCGCTGCGGATGATGATTGGCCGAAACGCCAAAACGTGGAACAAAGCCACTAACGAAGCAGCGCAACAAATGGAAAAACAAGGCGCTACAGCAGAACAAATATGGGCAAAAACCGGAAACTTTCGTGGCCCCGGCGGCGAATGGCGGCAAGAAATTTCAGACGCCGCTGCAAAATTTCGCACTAATTTTGACGCTTCAGCGGCTTCAAAAGCAAACGATTATAAAGAAGGAATCGAAGGGCCAATTGGGGGTATGTTAACGCACAAAGCGCTTTACGAAGCGTATCCCGAACTATTGCGTACCGACAGAATGAAATTAACTAAGCTGCCCGATTGGCTGCCCGCTTCAATTGAATCAGGAGTGCATAAACGCACTTTTGGTGGGTCGGGGATGACTGAAGTTAAAGCTAAAACCGAGCCCGCCGCGTTGGACACGACTATGCATGAGCTACAACATGCAATTCAAAGTCTTGAAAGGTTTCCTAGCGGCGGATCTGCTTCCATGTTTGGTTTTGATGATGAAGCGTTTAATAAATACAGGCTGTTGGCTGGCGAGGCCGAAGCGCGCGCAACCGCAGCCCGACGTAATCTAACGGATGCAGAACGACGAGCCTTGTTTCCATACTTAAGTTACGACGTTCCTGTAAATAAACTAATCATTAGAAAATGACACATGGCGCAACAGCCGATCTATGACGCCGAGGGCGAGCAGTTACTGATGACCCGGCTGTGGGCGCCACAGCTCGCAGATGATCCCGAGGCGTTCGTGTTGTTCGCTTTCCCGTGGGGGCAGCCCAACACACCGCTCGCTAAGTTCAAAGGCCCGCGCACCTGGCAGCGCAAGATACTGCGCAGGATCGCCACGCACATCAAGACGAACAAGGGACAAGTCGACATGGACGCGCTCAGAACAGCGGTTGCGTCTGGTCGAGGCATTGGTAAGTCAGCCTTAGTCTCTTGGTTAGTGCTGTGGATGCTGTCGACCCGCATCGGATCAAGCGTGATCGTGTCAGCTAACAGTGAAGCCCAGCTCCGCTCGGTCACATGGGGCGAGTTGACTAAGTGGCAAGCGATGATCATCAACAGCCACTGGTGGGAAATCAGCGCGACTAAGCTGATCCCGGCGAAGTGGCTGACCGAGCTGGTCGAGCGTGACCTGAAGAAGGGCACACGCTACTGGGCAGCCGAGGGTAAGCTGTGGTCGGAAGAGAATCCGGACAGCTACGCCGGTGTTCACAACCACGACGGCATGATGCTGATCTTCGACGAAGCGTCAGGTATTCCGGACGCCATCTGGTCGGTGGGTGCGGGCTTCTTTACGGAGCCGATCCTAGACCGGTACTGGTTCGCGTTCTCTAACCCGCGGCGTAATCAAGGCTACTTCTACGAGTGTTTCCACGCCAAGCGCAACTTCTGGCAAACAGAGAACATCGACTCCCGAACGGTCGAGGACACGGACAAACAAATCTATGAGCAGATCATTGCGGAATATGGCGAGGATTCGCCACAGGCTCGGGTTGAAGTCTACGGTGAATTCCCTTCGGCTGGCGAAGATCAGTTTATTGGTGCGTCTGCTGTCGACGATGCCGCCAGTCGGCCACGTTACAAGGACGCGACGGCGCCAATTGTTATCGGCGTTGACCCAGCTCGAGGCGGCGCGGACGCAACGGTGATCGTGGTCAGGCAAGGTCGTGACTTAATCGCGATCAAGCGGTACCACGGCGAGGACACGATGACAACAGTCGGTCGGGTGATTGACGCGATCGAGGAGTACCGGCCAGCGCTGACGGTGATTGACGAAGGTGGTCTGGGCTACGGCATACTTGACAGGTTGAAGGAACAGCGCTACAAGGTTCGCGGAGTGAACTTCGGATGGAAGTCCAGCAAACCGGTCATGTGGGGCAACAAGCGCGCCGAGATGTGGGGGCTGATGAAGGACTGGCTACGAACGGCCAGCATCCCGAACGATCGGCAACTGAAGGCGGACTTGACAGGCCCGATGAAGAAGCCTGACTCGTCGGGGACGATCTATCTGGAAGGCAAGAAAGAAATGAAGTCGCGCGGTCTGGCCTCCCCTGACGCGGCGGATGCACTAGCGGTGACGTTCGCGTTCCCGGTAGCCAGCCGCGAGTCGAGCGTAGACCGTGTGGCACGGACGACGCCGCGCTCGTATCAGCAGACAGCGGTTGCAACTGGCTGGATGGGGAACTAACATGGCAACGAAGAAAAGTGTGTCATTAAGCGTGGGCCGGGGCGAGAAGCTGCCGGTTAGTAAGGGTGCAGGGCTAACAGCCAAGGGGCGAGCGAAGTACAACGCAGCAACCGGCTCGAACTTGAAGGCACCGGCACCGAATCCGCAAACAAAGGCGGACGAGGGTAGGAAGAAGTCGTTTTGTTCAAGAATGGGAGCCGTAGCCGCCAAGGCGAAAGACGGCGAGCGTGCAAAAGCAGCACTTAAACGATGGAAGTGTTAATTATGGCTACCAAACCTGGGCTTTACGCAAACATTCACGCAAAACGCGAGCGCATCAAGGCCGGTTCTGGCGAAAAGATGCGCAAACCCGGCTCGCCCGGCGCTCCGACCGCGAAAGATTTCAAGCAGTCTGCAAAAACGGCCAAAAAGGGGAAGTAAAATGCCGCTTGTTAAGTCAAAATCAGACAAAGCGTTTAAGCAAAACATCCGCGCCGAGGTTAAAAGCGGCAAACCCGTGAAACAGGCAGTCGCGATAAGTTATGCCGTTAAACGGGCGGCTCAGAAGAAAGCAACTCGCTCCAAATAGGGCGCATGCGTTCTTCTAGTTCAGTTTTTTGGTGGTCAGAATTTGACAAAACGGCCAAATTTTCTATCCGGTTGTCGTGGGAATCGCCGTTAATGTGATGAACATGTTCCCACGAGTGTAGTTTACGCTTAAGATGCTGTTCCATAAGGTACCTGTGAACGCGGACTTGTTTTCCGTCTACGTACATCGTTTTATAGGTATGTTTTGGTTTTCCTGTTGGTTGAAACCGAAAGCTAGAAAATTGCTCAAGATGAACCTTAGCCAAGCACGATCGGGAACAATATTTAGCCGTATTTGCTCGGTAAGTAGGCACACGAAAATCGGTGTTGCACACAGGGCAGTTAAGGATAGCGCCGGTTCTATCTCGTTTTTTCATAAGCTGTAGCTCCATACGTTGCTATCGCTTATTATACCCAAACCAGCGAAAAAGATGAAGTAAATGGACTATACCGGCATAAATAAGGCAGCAAAAGTCGCGGATGTGGGCGGAAATCCGCCGCCTGACGACATCAAAAAAGACACGCAAGACGTCTTGGCGACCATGCGAAAACGCCTGCAAATGGCGCTTTCAGCCATGTCGGAGACGCGGGAAGATGAGCTAGACGACCTGCGATTTTATGCCGGTTCGCCCGACAACCATTGGCAGTGGCCAGCCGACGTGCTGGCGACCCGTGGCGCAGTGCAAGGGCAGACGATCAACGCCCGTCCTTGCCTGACCATTAACAAGCTGCCGCAACACGTGCGGCAGGTGACGAATGATCAAAGACAAAACCGTCCGAGCGGCAAAGTTATTCCTGCTGACGACAACGCCGACCCGGAAGTTGCCGAAATTTACAACGGCATGGTCAGGCACATCGAGTACATCTCGGACGCCGACGTCGCCTACGACACCGCTTGCGAAAACCAAGTCTCTTACGGCGAAGGTTACATCCGCATCCTGACGGAATACTGCGACGACGACACGTTCGACCAAGACATCAAGATTGCGCGTGTGCGCAACTCGTTCTCGGTCTACATGGATCCCACCATTCAAGACCCGTGCGGTGCGGATGCCAAGTGGTGCTTCATTACTGAAGACCTGCAGCGTTCCGAATTCGA